TATGCTTGGTTTGTTTGGAAAGGCTTTGAAGAAGATGAAAGGTCGTTTGGAACAGATTTGGTTTGGATACCACCATGTAGAAGTCAGCTTGAAAAGGAAGGGGACTATGAAGAGAGTTTGGCAGCATCATATCCTCGATCCACAAGTCACGCCTCGCAAAGAGACTTATTTCCAAAAAATTAAAAACGCCTTTATATATAGACAGAAAAATAAAAAAAATAATTTTATTAAAAAATAGGTGTAACTAGTGTAACCATGTAACTTTTACTCTGTATCCCTTTATATATAAGGATTATAGCAGTTACATATATGGTTACATTACTGATATACAAATATGTAACCATACTGTTAAATCAAGTTTGGCCTTATAAGAGCCTAAAAAGTTTTTTGAAAAAAAATAATTTCTGTTATATATATAAGATATGAGTATTTTAAAACCTTTGAAAAAAGGAAGAGGTCGGCCAAAAGTCGATATACATAGCAAGCTTTCTCGTAAACAAGAAAAGTTTGTTAAAGAGCTTGTCTCAAACGATGGTATGATAACCATGAGAGAAGCTGCAATAAATGCTGGTTTTCCAGCTTCTTCAGCTCATACAAGAGCTTATGAAATGACTAATCCTGAAATCTGTCCTCACGTTGTAAGAGCAATTCAACTTTATAGAGATGAACTGGATGAGAAATATGGCGTTAATTACAAACGACATTTAAAAGATTTGCAGACAATTAGAGATAGAGCTTTAGAGAATGGTGCTTACTCAGCCGCTGTTCAGGCTGAGTATAGAAGAGGACAAGCACAAGGTAATATCTATATTAATAAATCTGAGATCAGACATGGCACGATTGATAGTATGTCTAAGGATGAAGTAATAAAAGCTCTCAAGGAGATTAAAGATTCGTATGAGCCAAAAAGAGTTGAGGGAGTTATTGACCACGAAGACACCGCCTCAGCCGAAGAAGGAAAACGGCTTCTATCAGGAGATCAAAAGAGCAGTAGAAAAACTGCCTGATAATATAATCCTGACAAGAATAGAAAACTGGATGACACTTGGCATACCTGATTTACTTGTCTGTGATGCAAAAGGTAAATTTCATTTTATAGAATTAAAAGTTACAGCTGGTAATGTTGTTAAGCTTTCGCCTAATCAGGTGGCTTGGTTAACTCGGCATGGGCATGGTTCAACTTGGATTATGGTTAGAGGCCGAGAGGACTTATATTTGTATCAGGGCAAAGATGCAGTAAAGCTGAGAAGCAAAGGTCTTCTACTCGAACCATATCTACAACTTAAATATCCTTTTGACTGGGAAAAACTTTTTAGTTTGACAATAAATTAAAAGTATGCGACAACTCTTATACACATTATATAGGAGATTGTATGAAAGACTATACTTTTAAATTAGACGTTGATATTTGGCTTGATCGTAATTTTACAGCTAAAGCTAATTCTTTAGAAGAAGCTGAAGAAAAAGCTAAAGTTATGGCAAAAGAAATTTTTAAAGACGCCCCAAATGTTTACAATGGTAGAGAGGGAGGTAAATCATTAGAGCTGTTGGCAAACTATTTGTCAGACTGGAATTTTGGAGATTTACGTTTTGATGTTGTTAATGTCGAGGAGGAAGAGTAATGATTAAACCAAAATTAACAAAGACAAGTATAACTGACGGTACTGAAGTTAGAATGTTCCGTAATTTAAAAAGTTATACAAATAGTGTCCAAATGCGACTACCAAATGCTGAGGGCAAAAACAGATGGATCACAGTTGGATACATCGATGAAATTAGATTGGACGAGGCACAATTTATTGTCCATGAAAAGACAAGACAAAAAGTGGCGGCCGAGGGCAAAAAATATGTCCATGCATTTGTCAAAGGTAAGTGGAGAACTAACTGGACACTTGGTCAAGGCCATTCACGAAATTACGATACCGATTTGGTTGAGTATAATCCCAAACAAAATAAACTTTTTAAAGTAACAGAATGGTACGGCGGTAAATATATTCAGCCTGACTGGAGAGGAACTGTTTATTTTGGTAAAGAAACATCAGATACAAGAGTTTCTCCGGAAGTATTTGTTAAAAAAGGAACACTAACAGTATGGAAAGAGAGGGATTAAATGAGCAAAATTGAACTGACCAAAGAAGATAAACAAGAAATTATATCTTGTGTAATGGAGATCAAATTTATTTTAGAAAATGGTTTAGATGAAGGTTATGAAGCAGTTAATTCAGCTACAATAAACGGTTTTAGTTATGATAATGATGATGATCTTTACAAAGATTTTAAAAAAATTCAAAACTTAGATTTAAAATTGGAGGCCTTATGGAAAAGCTAAAAGACTTAGGCAATCTTTGTATCGATTGCAAAGAAGATACAAGTTTTGGATCAGGTAAGTTCGTCAATCGTATACCAGCTGATGACGGAGAAGTTTCAGGATTTATGTGTGCTGATTGTCAGATGGTTGAATGTGATTCTTGTGAACAAAAAGTTTATGAATATGCAACTAGTGAACAAGGTATGTGGTGGTGTATTGATAAATGTTACAAACCTGAAACACTAGTTGATATTAAAACTAAGCTTAAAGATGCCCAAGGTATGTTTAAAAGTTTATTAGAAACCTTTCCTGATGACGAAGAAATAGACTTATTTAGTAGAAAACTTAACGAACTTTTTGAACTGATGGAGGGAGAAAATGACTGATCAAGATTTGTTAGCTTTTAAAGATGGTGTTGCAGATGGATTGTTGCACGGAGAACGTGATGAAAATAAAAACAATCATTATTATAACCAAGGTTATGATTATGGAATTACTTTGTACTCCAAATTAAAAGATGACGAAGAAAAAGAATTACACAATGATGCTGTAATAGATAATCAATATGAAAGGAGGAATCATTAATGTTCATTTTACATTACCTAATGAAATGGCTTTACGGTGAGGATTATGAAAAGCATATGAAACGCCGTAGAAAATAGCAAATTAAGGCCGTGATTGACACGGCCTTTTTTATTTGATAAATATATAAGATAAATCACATATTATAGGAGAACTTATGTCAAGATATCATTCAGACGCAATTGACGAAGCTTGCGAAGAAAATTTAGGTCACACCAATTGGTGCTATGCAAGATTAGAACAACTTGAAGAAATTATAGCTGAAGAAAAAGCTAGAATTAAACAAGGTAAAGCTAGTAAAGGTATTAGTTTTGGAGATGCTATAGAGTGTATAGTAATTTTTTACAATGAACCTGATGAAGATGAAGATGAAAATGAGGAGGATGAATAATGGCCGTAATGATTAGATGCATAGAGAATGAGGGAACGTATGAGCGCTCCCACAAACGGTTTTTTGATTTGTTATATTTAAAAAAGAAAAAAACTAAAATTAATGGCAAAACTTGGACCGAAAATATTATTGTAAATAGCGAAGGTAAAGAGATTAAAGATAAAGATTTACTCAGGCTAACTTATGCAAATTTTAAAGTTTTTGAAAAAGAAGGATACGATGATTTTTTTATGGTCAGAGAATATATTGACGCCGACGGCAATTGTCAGCATGGTCCTGAAATAGATGTTTATATTGATCGAAAAGATCATGTAGATGAAGATGATATGAAAGTTTTAAGATACTGGGGATTTGCATAAAACTTTACATATAAGAAAAATCTGATATAAATGAAAGCTGGGATTTATTCTCAGCTTTTTTTATCACATAGGAGGGAAAAATTTTAAAATTAGTAAACAAATCATCGGCTAAAAAAACTACAAATTGTGCGGTAACATATAGAGCTGGTGGCCAAGATAAGTTTGCCACTTGCCCTATTACTTGCAGTTTAAAACCTGATGCTTCAGCTGGTGCCAGCAAAATAGATACTGAATATTTAAATGCGGTATCTGATGCGGTCCCAGCTGGTGGCGTAAGCTTCACATATTCTCATTTTAATCCTAGGTATTGGAAGCATAAATTAAAATTTGGCAAAACTACAATTAACTATTCAGCAAAAAATCTAACTGATCTTTTATTGCACAGCTTCGTACCAGCTGTAATTAATGTTAAGGATACATTCTGGAATAATAAAAAATCACAAAAAATTTCAGGCAAACTAATTGTCAGATGCCCAGCTGAATATTCAAGTATTGATTGTAGTACTTGCGGTAATGGTAAACCTTTATGCTCACGGCTGGATAGGTTATATGCAATTGGTTTTACTGATCATGGCACTTATAAGAAAATTGCCGGTAATGAAAATGAAAATGGTGGTTGTTATGCAACGGCCGGTAATGTTAACTTACATTGGAATGCCACGGCATTAAGTAAAGATAAACAATCCGATAGTAAAAAGCTTATAAGCTGGTCTAAAGCATTACCAGCTGGAACAGTTTTAAGGCACCATATAGCCGGAGACTTTGGAAAAATAGAATAAACTTTACATATAAGATAAAAAGTATATATTTAAAGCTGGGATTATTCCCAGCTTTTTTAATTCACACATTTAAAAAGGAGAAAATATTGTGAGAAATTTAGAAAATGAAAATAGAACTTTAGAATCTTTATGTACTGAGATTTTAGAGTTAAATAGAAAAAAACAAGATTATATTGCACCGACAAACCAGCTTCAGGTTAAAACCGTCGTTAATGAAGACGGCCCAAATACCACACAAATAATTATGGAAGCTGATCACGGAGAGAAAACAAAAATCTTGAATGCAAATGACGTATGCTTAGATCAGATGAATGTTAAAAACGGTTTGGACACCAAGGTAGGCCGTAGGCTTCAAAATAATTATCCTAAGGAATATGATCAATTAACAAATGCTATTTTAGAAAAAGAGCCTTGTAAACGTATGATCAGATCATTTAATTATCCTCAGGCACCTAGTAATGAAGCTTTACATAATTTAACAACCGGGCAGTACATGAATAATGTTATTGGTACCGCTAGAGCGTATTTATCGGATAGATTTAAAACTTTTGATAATTCTGATTTATTGGAGTCTGCATTACCTACACTTGCCGAGTCTGGTGCCTGCTGGAAAATTGTCAATTATGCTAATACTGATAAAAAACTTTACATCAGATTAAAAAGCGAAATTCAAACCGCCGACGCTGGCGTCGGAGATCATATGGCCAATGGTCTATTTATTTCTAATTCTGAAGTAGGTTTTTCAAGTATTGCAACCGGTATGACATTATGGACCTTAGCTTGTTTAAACGGTATGCAAACCGAAAAAATCACGCGTAAGGCCCATATAACGTCCGCGAGAAATGGGGATAATTGGAATATATTAACCGATGAAACTAAGGACGCCGACAACCAGCTTTTAAAGCTTCAGATGAGAGATATTATAGCTTCATATGGTAGCCGTGAAGAGTTTGATAATCAGGTTGAATTATTTAGGAAGGCTAAAGAGGATAAAATATCTACTGATAAAAATATGAATGACGCTGTAGAGGACTTAGGCAAAGTTATGGCCTTATCCAAAAAAGAGACTTCCAGCGTACTGGAAGGCCTTTTAAATACTATTGGGCAATCCGGTTATGAACAAGGCCAGCCGATCAATAAGGCCACATTAGTTAACGCTTGTACTGCGGTAGGTAATAAGGCCCAGCCGGACGACGTGGACTTTTGGCAACGTTTAGGCGGTAAAGTTTTAAACCTTAATAAAAATGACTGGAATAGAGTCGCCTTGGCCAGTTAAAATGCAACCTTGGTGATAACAGTTTTATGAACTGGATTAAACGGCCTTTACTTTTAGGCCGTTTTTTTTTATCTTTAATTATCACATTTTATATAGGAGAAAAATTTATGAGTGATTTAAAAACAATCAATTATTTAGATCTAGATTGTGAAAATTGTTTTACAATTAATGAATCGATTCATGGCCATTACGAAAACGACAAAAGCGGTAATATACCAGCTGGAGAGTTTAAACAATGTAAAGAATGCCTTTTGTATGGCGCAGAATTAAAAGTAAGTAAAATTTTAAAATGTCATACTATGGAAATCATTTAATATAAAGCTGGACCGCAGCAGCTGCATCAACGCCGTTATTTACTAACGGCGTTTTTTTTGTTACAAATTACAAGAATCACATTTTATATTATGAAAGGAGTCGAAATGTTGAATCATCAATTAACTTGTAAAGAGCGAGTCGCCGGAGAGCTGGCCGACCGTTTAAACGATATTAAAACCGCTAATCTATTTTTTAGCAGTTTACAAAATATAAAACGTAAGGCCAAAAATAAGGCAATCCCTGAAAACTTTTTTAAAATTGTTAAAAGCTTAGATTTAAGAAGTTATGAAAGTATGACCGAATTTTTAAACAGTTATTCTTTATGTTTTGATTATGTTGACGGCTTACAAGCTGAACAAGAAAATAGCGGTAATTATTGGCGGTTACAGTTAAGCTGGGGCGGTCCTTCCGATGAATTTAGAATATTCTGGAATTTAGAAGACGGAATTTATAGAATAGATTATTGGTTTATGGACTGGTACGACGGCGCAAAAATAACGCTTAATAAACATCATGACGATTTTAGTTTATTACGCCGAATCATTTATATTGAATATTTAGAACCGTGGATTGAAGGCCACGCTGACGGCTATAAATCGATCAGATATTACCAAAGTTAAAATATAACTTCATAATTTTACTAACGCCGTCCGGCCAGCTGGACGGCTTTTTTTTATTCTATGCGCTGCTTTTTTTAATTTAGGACGCGTCACAAGCTGTAGCGCGTTTATAATAGTTAATTAAGGCCCAGCGCGCCTTTTATACCGCTTTAAAACCTACGACGCGCGCCAGCTGGTCCCTGAACCGTATTAATTGAATTGTAAACCGTGGAGTCTGTTAGCTGGTCCACGGACCGTAAACAGCTGGCCACGGTCCGCGATCCGCGCCAGCTGGTCCACGACTCCGGCATCAGGAATCATAAATTAAAACTGGTTTATCTTTACCAGCTGGACCGGCACCAGCTGGACCGGATCCGCGCGCCGGCCGGGAAGGAAACAGGATAAAAAAAAATAGGATCCTTCCAAAATAAAGTTTAATTTTTAAGGCCGGAATCTTTAATATTTTTATTTTTTCCGCGGTCCCACAGCCGTTGTGCACGACGGCATTTGCCAAGTTTTTCTCAAATATTCAGATAAAATTTGATATAAGCGTTAACTATATTATAATAAGCGATAAATGGCATAAAATAACATAGCATAGGGGCCCCTACATGGATGGTAATAGACACGACGAGAGACGCTTAAAACTAGAACTAAGGTTAGCTCAGTTAGAGAAGAATGAAGCTTGTAAAAATAACTTTTTATCATTCGTCAAAACCATATGGCCGTCTTTTATACAGGGCCGTCACCATGAGATCATTGCAGAGAAATTAGAACGAGTTGCGAATGGGGAACTAAAGAGACTTATCATCAACATGGCACCAAGACATACGAAGTCAGAGTTCGCATCCTTTTTGTTTCCGGCCTGGATGATGGGCAGAAACCCAAACATGAAAATCATTCAAGCAACACACACGACAGAACTTGCAGTAAATTTTGGACGTAAGGTAAAAAATCTTTTGGACACGGATGAGTTTCATGAAGTTTTTCCGGAAGTTAAACTTGCAGCAGATAGTAAAGCGTCGGGAAGGTGGGATACAAACAAGGGCGGTATGTATTATGCCGTCGGTGTAGGATCAAACCTAGCTGGTCGTGGTGGTGATCTTGTTATTATCGACGATCCACACTCAGAACAAACTGCGATGAGCAACAATGGTTTTGAAGATGCCTGGGATTGGTACACTGGGGGCCCCCGACAGAGATTACAACCCGGTGGTACAATCGTTTTGGTGCAGACCCGATGGTCCGAAAAAGATTTAACTGGTCAATTAATACGTTCTATGGCTAAAGACCCGTTGGCCGATCAGTGGGAAATCGTGGAACTACCTGCAATATTCGAGAACGGTGAGCCTTGTTGGCCCGAATACTGGAGCTTGAAAGACTTAACAGCTGTAAAAGCGTCAATACCTCCAAGCAAATGGAACGCTCAGTATCAGCAGCAGCCAACGGGCGAAGAGAATGCTATAATTAAACGAGAATGGTGGCAAAGATGGGAAAAAACAAGCGTTCCGAACCTGCAATATGTCATTCAGAGCTACGATACAGCTTTCTCGAAGCGTGAAACAGCAGATTTTAGTGCGATTACAACGTGGGGCGTGTTTTATCCAGAGGAAGAAGGCGGTCCGCCTGCCTTAATACTGCTTGATAGCAAGAAAGGACGGTGGGATTTTCCAGAATTGAAGGAATTAGCGTTAGAAATGTATAATTATTGGGACCCTGAGACAGTAATTGTTGAGGCTAAGGCGTCAGGTATGCCCTTGACCCACGAATTACGGAACATGGGCATTCCAGTTGTTAATTTTACACCGAGTAAAGGTAATGATAAGGTTTCAAGAGTACATTCTGTGTCTCCGTTGTTTGAAGCGGGCATGGTTTGGGCCCCCGATGAAACTTTTGCAGATGAAATGATAGAAGAGGTTGCAGCTTTTCCAAATGGAGAGTATGATGACCTTGTAGACAGTATGACACAAGCCTTAATGCGGTACCGTCAGGGTAATTTTGTACAGCTACCGAGCGATGATTGGGGCGAAGAGCTTGATTCTGTTAAAGTAAGAGCGTATTATTGAGGGTAACATGGCTAATTCTGTAGTAAGAAATGTAAATGAAAGTAGAGAAGAAGAAAAACTCTACGATAATATTGAAAAAAATATAGAAGAAAAAGAAAAAGCTATTGGCGATGAATTAGAACGGATGTTTGAAGAAAGTGGTACTTATTTACCTAATCCAGAAGCGGACATTTTTGACAGAATTATTCAAAGGAACATGGAGCCAAATGTTGTTGATTTAAGAGAAGAACAATATAAAGATTTAGCACCGCCTCTTTTTGACGTGGATGTGCGTGATATTACCTACGAAGCCCCGACAGAACTTCCAATGGAATCAGAAGGCATTCGTTCAATAGGCTTAGAAAGGGGCGGTAACGCAGGTATTGAGACACTTAAACAAACGACTATGCAAATACAAGAAAAACCAGCGTCCAGGAGTGCTCTGGTTTTAAAAAGAATTTTAAAACAAGCAGGTGTTGAAAATGTTGATCCCACAACAGTGATGAAAGCTATGAGCGTTTTAAAACAAGTTGAAGAAAAAGAGGTTGATGATTTACAATTAATTCCAAAAGAGTTTAGAAAAATAGAACAGGATAAAGGTTTTGGTATTACCACATTAAGAGACAAAACAAATCAAGAAAAGTATCTTAGTGAATTTTTATCTCAAGTTACACAAGATGATCTAAGGTTCAAGCAGTATGATAGTTTAGCAAATCCTTTATTTAAAAATTTTGATCCATTAAGTAGCTTTACAAGTTTTCAGGATTTAAAACGGATGCGGACTACTACAACTGATGAAGAGGGCAATCAAATACCTTTTTCTGGTAACGTGCGGCCTATAATTAAGGAAGATGGTTCTGTAGAAGTATTTGATGTTGGTATCTAGTGACTAGCTATCTAGCAAAACAACAAGCTTACAAAGAAGATCCGGAGGCATTTACTGAAGGCCAGTACCTTGGTGCTTCCATGATGCCCGTAACGGGTGAAGCTATATCAGCTTACGAATTGCCGGGTATTTTGTCTCTTGGCGGACAGATGATACAAAGCGACGATGCTTTGAAGGCTCTTGGTGGGGCTGGACTTATTACTTTAGGCACAGCTGCTGTTTTACCCATAGTTGGTCCTGGAGCTAGGTTTCTTAAAAAGGGTTTGGAAAATATTATACCGGATGTAGGTCCTAAGTTAGCAACAGAGGGAGGCCCAGATACCTCTAAATTATTTATGGATGATGACGGTGATGATCTTTTCTCTTTACCCCCTGCAAGTAGAACCTATGAGCCTGGAGAGAAAAAGTTTATAAAAGGTTTAAATAAAGAAATATATAAATTAACTGACAAGAGTTTATTTGATCCTGCAAAAAAAGCAGGACGTAAACTTGTTATTGTATCTTGTAGCCAGAAGAAATGTCCTGATGTAGGAAATATGAAAGCCTTTGACAGATACATGGGTTCTGTCTTTCAATCTCTGAAAAAACAAGGTGTCCCAGAAGATGTAGATGTCGCTATATTGTCCGCGAAACACGGTCTAATATCAAGAGACACACCAATTAAAAATTATGATTTAAAGATGTCGTCAGAGATTGGGCAAAAATTTAAAAGCGATCCTATACAAATGAACAGAATCATTAATACGATGACCGGATATGATGATGTTATTGTTCAAGGCGGACCTTTGTATAAAGATGTTATAAGAGCTGCGGCAGGCAAGGGAGATATTAATTTAACTGAGGTTCCACCGGGTGGTGGCATTGGGACCCAGCGTTCAGATCTTGTTAAGCTTATAAAAGGTGAGGATATAACAAAAGGTAAGGATGTAACACAAAAACTTACTGATGAAGATTATTTTAACCAACTGGAAGATATGGATGTAAATTATGTAGATGTGTTACCATCAGGTAATAAAATTGAAAGACAATTTAGGTTTGACGCTGTTTTGGATGATAAGGATGAAGTTTTAACACAAGCTATACCTGCTTTTACATTAAAAAGTATTTTAAAATTAGGAGAAAATTTAAAAGGTGCTGACAAAAAAAGAGCTATATCTGACAGAATTGATCAAATAAAACCTGTTGTAAAAGATAACTTAGACTTACAAAAAGAAAGATATTTGTATTTTATTAATAAAACAAATACAAAGTCCGATAGTTATAACATGATGGCACGAAGTGAAGTACAATCAAGTGATGGTCTTGTTAAATATTATGCAAGACTTTTAGATGATTTAAATAAAATTCAAAAAACATCCTTAGGAAATGCCTACAATAAAAGTTTAGCTGTCCACCACCCTCAAAATTATAAAGGCGGTGATGCTAAATCAATATTTAAAAGAATAGATACCCCTGTTTATCATTTTTCAATAAACATTGGTGGCCCAGAAAAACGCAAGGGTTTTACTAAGTTTGATGAAGATAAATTAGGGTTTTATGATTTTGGCCCTCATGTAGCTTCTACGCCAAAAGCTGCTGAAGATAGGTATATAAGTCAGGTTGGAGGAATACGAGACAAAGACGGTCAAATAATAATGAAGTCTGATGCTGAAGCAAGAGGCGGCACTTTACCTTTGATGGCAGATTTAAGCAAACCCTTTAATAATCCAAAAACAGGAAAACCTTTTACAGAAGATGAGCTAATAGATTATAAGGTTGAACAAATTAATAATCACCCTTTTGGGCCTTTTAAAAATAAAACTTTTACAAGAGATGATTTATTGTTAGAGACGGATAATTTTGATGTAAAAGATATAAGATCGGCGGTGAATTATATTTCTTATAAGCTAGCATCTAAAGGGTTTACTCATGTTCCTTATGTTAATTCGTATGAAGATGTAGGTAACCTATCGTATGAAATGTTAATAAATAGAGCACCAGGTGACACAAAAGTTTTACAAGGTAAATTTGCAAAAAAAGATACAGCTGCGGCCAGCGATCCAGATTTTATGAAAGCCGAAGGCGGCGTGGTTGAAATGAAAGATAAAGCTGTTAATATGTACAGAAATACACAAGGTATTGAACCATTTATTAAATATATGGTATAGTCCTCAGAAGGAGACTTAGATGGCAGAAAAACCAAGCATGGTGGACAAAGTTCCAACGCAACTCGATGAACAAGAGTTGAAAGATGAAATGGACGTTGAAATACCTGAGGGTATGAATGTTGAAGAAATACCAGAGAACGTAGAGATTGTTGAAGAAGAAGACGGCAGCGTTGTTGTTGATTTTGATCCTCGTGAAGATAAGGGTATGGACGGTGACTTTTATGCTAACTTAGCAGAGGATATGTCCGATGAAGAGCTTGGCCGTTTGTCAGGTGAGTTGACAGGTGAGTTTGAAGAAAACAAAAGCAGCAGACAGGAGTGGGAAGATGCCTTTGCCAATGGTCTTGAATTACTTGGATTTAGCTACGAAGAAAGATCCCAACCCTTTAGGGGTGCCAGCGGAGTTACTCATCCATTACTTGCAGAGTCCGCTACACAGTTCCAAGCACAAGCTTTCAATGAGCTCCTTCCACCGGGCGGTCCAGTTAGAACTCTTGTCATGGGAACAAGCACACCAGACAAAGAAGACCAAGCTCAACGTGTTAAAGAATTTATGAATTACTACATAACTTCGGTTATGGAAGAATATACGCCTGAGTTTGACCAGATGCTTTTCTATTTACCACTTGCAGGATCAACATTTAAAAAAGTTTACTATGATGAGAACTTAGACAGAGCTGTAAGTAAGTTTATACCAGCTGAAGATTTAGTTGTGCCCTACAGCACATCTGATCTAGAGACCTGTCCTAATATTACTCATGTTGTCAAAATGAGTTTAAATGATCTTAGGAAGAGACAACTATCAGGCTTTTACAGAGATATACCTGTCATACCAGCACAAGGCGAAACTTCTTCTGTCAAAGAGGAGTTAGAGCGTATAGACGGTATGTATCCATCTAATGTCGATTATGATTGTACCTTGCTTGAGTGTCATGTGGATTTAGATCTTGAGGGGTTTGAAGAAGAGGACGAAGAAGGTGAAGCAACAGGAATTAAGGTACCTTATGTCGTAACGATTTCTCAGGACAACGGCCAAGTTTTATCTATTCGCAGGAATTATAAAGAAGACGATGAGAAAAAGAAAAAAATACAATATTTTGTACATTATAAGTTTTTACCGGGGTTCGGGTTTTACGGACTAGGGTTAATACATACGATAGGCGGACTATCAAGAACAGCTACAGCTGCACTTAGACAGTTGATCGATGCAGGGACGCTATCGAACTTACCAGCAGGGTTTAAAGCTCGCGGCCTACGGATCAGAGATGATGACGAGCCATTACAGCCCGGAGAGTTTAGGGACGTCGATGCACCGGGCGGGGATATCAAAGCTAGTCTTATGTCTTTACCGTTTAAGGGTCCAGACCAGACATTGATGGCACTTTTAGGGTTTGTAGTTGACGCTGGACGGCGATTCGCAACGATTACGGACATGAAAGTAGGCGATGGTAATCAGCAGGCGGCGGTCGGTACTACGATTGCTATGTTGGAACAAGGCTCACGGGTCATGTCAGCTGTGCACAAAAGATTGCACTATGCAATGAGATTGGAGTTTAAACTGCTCGCTAATGTTATGTCTGAGTTTTTACCAGACAGTTATCCTTACACCATTGCGGGTGTGGATAGTTCAGTAAAGTCAGAAGACTTTGATGAAAGAGTCGATGTGCTACCTGTGTCAAATCCTAATATCTTTTCGCAAGCTCAAAGGATTGCTTTGGCACAGACAAAGATGCAGATGGCCACAGCAGCACCTGAAATGCACAATATGTACGAAGTGTTTAGGGATATGTATGAGGCCTTGGGTGTAAGAGATATTGACAGAATTTTGAAAAGAACACCTGAGCCAGAAGCAGAGCCAAAAGACCCTGCTTCAGAAAACATAGATGCTTTAGATATGTTACCGATGGTGGCTTTTGAAGGTCAAGACCATGAAGCTCACATCATGTCTCACATGGTTTTTGGATCAACACCGCTTGTAGCAGGCACACCACAGATTGCCGTGTCTTTACAGAAGCATATTATGGACCATGTAAGAATTAGTGCCAGAGAGAAAGCAGCTGTAGAGATGATACAAAGCAGTGGTGGTCAAGCGTTGTCGGAAGAGCAGATGCTTGACGTGGAAGCAAGGACAGCACAATATGTTGCAGAGGGAATGACATCCTTAAAACAATTAAGTGCTCAGTTATCGGCACCAGGACCTGATCCGTTAGTACAATTAAAAGAAAAGGAGCTACAGGTTAGAGCACAGGCTGAGGAGAACGATGCACAGATTGATGCGGCTAAACTAGGCCTGGAGCAACAAAAGGTACAGCAAAGAGACGCACAGTTTGATAAGCGACTTGATAGTCAAGAAAGACAGACTGCTGCTAGAATTAATGCAGCTGAAAGGCGTGAAATGATGAAACAACAAAAAGGAGGTCAGTAATGGCAAAAAAAAGAAATGGCAATAGTGTCGTAAATCTTGGTGCAGGCGCGATCAGGGAAATAATAGATATAAACAAAAAAATAATTGGCGCAAAGATTGGTTCTGGATTAGATTCGGGTGGTGTAGGTATAAGAGGAGCTGCTGCGGGAATGAGAGCAATGACAGGAAAGAAAGGTAAATAATTATGGCAAAAGATGAAAAAACAGAATCAGAATTAAGAAAAGAGTTTTTCGACGGTCCAGCTTCAGATATTATGAGTTTTGAACAGTTTTTGATGCAGCAAGGCCGCGGTGATTTAGTAAAGCCTATTAAGAAAAAAGAAGGTGGCGTTGTGACTGAATACGAATTTGTACGCGGTGATCCAAACTACTTTAAAGACTTACTATGAGTAAGAAATTACAGAAGTCTTCTCAATATGAAAAATACGATATGGACGGAGACGGTGTAGTTTCAGACGACGAATTTGCTCACATGGCTGAAATAAAAAGACTTGAGCATGATTTACGAAAGCAAAGGGCACAAAGGCGTATGGCAACAGCTAGTCTGGTTGCAATGGCTTCTTTTACTATTGCAATGTTCTTGGTCGATCTCGAAAGAGTTAAAGCACTTGCCGATATTAGTAATCTGTTTTATATCACTGGTGGCGGCATTGTCTCTGTATATATGGGTGCATCAGCTTATATGAACAGGAATGGAAAGTGAAGCCTGCCTTCCTGCTCATGTGCTATTTGGCGGGTAATCCAGCGGGCACCTTACATTTTCAGTCAGTGAAGACAGCAGACTATTTTAAGTCATATCTTGACAACCAGACCGTGCGGATTGGTGATGACACGAAAAAATATGACTGTTTTGTAAAGTTGGTAAAAGTAAATGAAGAAATGAGGTTATGGTAATGATACAAGCACTAATCGGACCAGCAACTAAGTTGCTCGGCAAATTTATAGAAGATAAAGATCAAAAAAACAAATTGGCACATGACTTAGCAACACTTGCCTCCCGTCATGCTCAAGAGCTGGCAAAAGGTCAAATTGCAGCTAACGCTGAACAGGCGAAGCACCCGTCAATATTCGTAGCCGGGGCCCGCCCCGCCATAATGTGGATCTGTGCTCTCGGCCTACTAACGCAGTTTTTTATCATGCCTATTGCAGAATGGGCAACAGCGATATGGATGCCTGAAATTAGTTTGCCAAAACTTCAAACGGGGGAACTTATGACCTTAACCCTTTCGTTACTAGGATTGGGAGGAATGAGATCCTATGAGAAGTCAAAAGGTGTAGCAAGGGAGAATATGAAAAAATGAGTTTATATAGAAACATACACGCAAAAAAGAAAAGAATTGCAGCTGGCAGTGGAGAGCGTATGCGAAAAAAAGGACAAAAAGGTGCACCAACTGCAAAAAACTTTAGGCAAGCAAAAAAAACTGTGAGAAAGACATAACACAGGATTTATTTAGACATTTAAGAATACATACGGGTCATAGAATGGAAACAATATTGTGTGAAAGATGTAAGGTTGCGATGAACAAAACAGAGCTCGCTTATGTTTATCGTTGCCCTGTGTGTTTTACAGTTGTAGAAGAACCACCAAAAGATCAAACAATTGTTGAAGAACAAGAGTAAATCTGCTATCCTATATAAGAAGATATAAGACAAAATAGGAAGTTATAAGTTAATTATGTCAAAAAGTGAGATTTATCTTGCAGAAGCTGTTTTTCGTATTATAAATGAAAGAAAGAAACAAATTTCTGAGGCTTTGTTGTACGACAGCGTAAAAAATATGGAGCAGTATCGACAGCTCATGGGTGAAAGAAAAGCTTTAGAGTATGTTGACGAGGAACTTAAAAGTTTACTGGACCGTCAGGAGAAAGACGATGAATGATACAGCATTAGACAAAATGTATGTAGAGCCCCAAGAAAGGGTCCTAGACCCAAGTTTAGCAGATCAGAGCCTAATAGACCGGATGCCAAGTCCAACCGGCTGGAGGCTGCTTATTCTGCCTTATAGGGGCAAAGGAAAGACAGAGGGTGGTTTATACCTTCCAGATAAAGTTGTTGAAGACAACCAAATATCTACACAAGTTGGATTTGTTTTAAAGATGGGTCCTATGGCTTACAAAGACCCAGAGAAGTTTCCTAGTGGTCCTTGGTGTGCAGAAAAAGATTGGGTGATGTTTGCACGATACGCAGGTTCAAGATTTAAAATAGATGGTGGTGAAGTAAGAATACTGAACGATGATGAGATTTTAGCAAAAATACAAGAACCTGAAGATATTTTACATTTTTAAGAGGAAGATATGAACCAACCAAAAAAAGAAGAACAATTAGATTTAGAGATTGATGAACAGCAAGAGGAGGCTCAAGATGTTGAAATCCCTGTCGAAGACCAAGCTCAAAATGCTGAGACTACAGTGGTACAAGAAGGTGAACCAGCTCAAGACCAGTTTGAAGAAGCTAAAAACAAAACTGAAAAGCGTATTAACAGGCTTACTAAAAAAATGCGGGATCATGAAAAAAACGCAGATGAAGCCCTCAGGTTCGCTCAACAAAAAGAAAAAGAAAATCAAGAGCTGAGAGAACGCTTGAATAAAATGGACTCTAGTTATGTTGATGAGTACGCCGGAAGGGTAGAAAGTCAAATGGCACAAGCAGAAATAAATTTAAAAAATGCTATGGAATTAGGTGACTCTCAACAAGTTGCAGAGGCCCAAAAGCAGATAACTAAGTTAACTGTTCAGGCAGAAAGAGCGGCTCAGGCAAAATCTGCTCAGGAGAAAAAAATGGAGCAGGCTAAAGCACAGCCTCAGGTACAGCCTCAGGCTCAACAACCTGCTGCTCCACCGCCACCAGACCCAAAAGCTCAAGCTTGGGCAGAGCGTAATGATTGGTTTGGTAATGATAGTGCTATGACCTATGCTGCTTTTGGTATACACAAAGAATTAGTAGAACAAGATGGTGTTGACCCGAAGACCGATGAATACTATACTGAATTAGACAGACGTATGAGTGAAGAATTTCCTCATAAGTTTGCTAGTAAGACGCAAAGCAAAAAACCCGTCCAGAGCGTTGCTTCCGCGTCAAGATCGAGTTCTGGACGTAGTAGTGGGAAGAGATCTGTTAAGCTTACAGCAAGACAGGTTGCGTTAGCAAAAAAACTAAATGTACCTCTTGAAGAGTACGCAAAATATGTTAAGGAGTAATTGATTATGGCAACACAAGACGAAATGTTTGAGAAACCTATTTCGAGGTCTCCTAGAACATCTAATACAAGAGAAAAGACAGCTGCAAGAAAACCGTGGGCTCCACCATCTATGTTGGATGCACCTCCTGCACCTGACGGCTACAAACATCGCTGGATAAGAGCGGAAACCAGAGGATTCAATGATACAAAGAATATCTCTGCTAAAATACGAGAAGGATGGGAGCTCGTAAGAAAAGATGAATATCCAGATTTTGAAGCACCAGTTATTGAGTCAGGTAAATATGAGGGTATATTCGGAGTCGGTGGATTAATTTTAGCTCGTATTCCTGAAGAAACCGTAGCAGAAAGAACTGCATACTTTGCAGAAAGAAGTGCGGATCAAATGCAGGCAGTGGATCAGGATATGATGAGAGAAAATGCTCACTCTACTATGACGATTAGTAGACCAGACCGTCAATCTCGCGTAAGTTTCGGAGGGAAAAAATCTTAACTTTTAACTTAAATGGAGACTTAAATGGCTAATAATTTAGCAGGCGGCTATGGCTTACGTCCTATTGGGTTAGTAGGTGCGGGTGCTAACACTACTGGTACTACACAGTATGAAATTGCGTCCAATAATACAAATGCTATCTATCAAGGTGGCATAGTAATTCCTACTTCCGCAGGAGTCATAGACATTTCTGACCAAGCGGTTGCACCGTTAGGAGTTTTTTATGGTGTTGAATATGTCGATTCAGGCACAAAAAAGACAACATTTAAAAACTTTTGGCCAGGATCAAATAATGTCAGTGTTGATACAAACTTCCCCATAAAGGCGTTTGTATTTGACAATCCTATGCAATTATTCACAGTAGTTGCAGACGGAACTAACACAGATAGAGCGACAGCCTTGGCTGATATTTTTGCAAATGCTAGTATGGCAAGTGTAAACAACGGTAGCACCAACACAGGTCAGTCTACTGATATGCTTGACATATCTACAGCTGCAACAACAGCAACTTTGGATGTCAGAATAGTAGGGTTGTATGAAGATGAAGGTAATACCGATTACTCAGCAGTGGGTCATCAGTATATTGTACGTCTTCTAGGACACTTTAACTCAGGCTTTGCGGCTG